AGCCTCTGTCTTTGAATTCGCCTATGATGTTCACACTGCGTCTGTATTGTGTTGGTCGTTCACGCAATGACACTGAATGTATTGCATCTTGTGTGTTCAGGAACATGGCAAAAGTATTCCTTTTGTACGGCACAGTCTTGACAACGCCACCGTCATTTGATTCCGGCACTTGTCTTCCTAATGTTTTGTTCACTTGTTGCACCTTGCCTTGTGATGCATGTACTTGAAATTCTCCACCTGTGCCTGTGTCATCAGGATGTGGCATGTATAGAAGTCCAGCATATATCTCGATTGGATTATCTAGGTGTGGTGTGCGTGACGTACGTTCTGTGATTGGTTTGTGCATCACCAATTGACAGTCTGTGTGTATGTTGTGTTTGGGTTCTGTCCATCCTCTTGCACACACTTCTTCTGTGGTAAAATCACGTTTTAATTGTTCGGGCAAGTGTGGTTCAAACAGTTTGAAACACTGGTTTACATACTCCGCACTAGTGTGAAAAGCACAAAAATCACGCCATATTTCCGGTTTAAACGCCTCTTGTAGCAGTTTATCTGCCTTCCACCTGTAACATATACCCCCATCAAATGGTTCGGTGCTTAAGACGGCGTTTTCGGGGAATGTGCGTTCTAGTTCTTCATACACGTCCCATGGTAGGGCGTCTTCTATTATGATGTGTGGATATGGATCTGTGTGTACAGTGGCGCCTTTTTGCAGTACATTTAGGTTCATACTATGCCTAACTTGCGGAACATTTCGTCTCTTGTGTCAGTCCATTGCTTGGCATATTCACAATCTTTCATGTGTTCGAACCATGGGCCGCCTTCTGTGTAGTGCAATGCTTTCGGTTTGCCATCGTCTGGTTCTGTGTACCAGTCAGTGAGGTAGTTCCAGTGATGTGGTATTTCACCAATCTCTGAATCTTCCAACCACATGAACCTGTGATGCCACATGCCACTTTCTGTGTTCAAGTTTTGTAGGCTCAATCTCATGTTCATTGGATGTCCGCAGTTCCACAACACACAAGATGACCAATTTTTGCGAGGATAAATCTCCTGCTTTTTGCCGTCCATCTTGGTTGTGTTTTTTGGTTTGTAATCGTGTTTGACAACCTGCACTGCATAATCTTTGTTTGCTAGATCAAATACCTCCTGAGGGTCTGCCATAAACAAGAAGTCACAGTCCACAAACATTGCCCAACCTTTGTAGTCCATAAGATATGGCACAAAGAATCTGGAAAAAGTAAACTCTGTTGATGCTTTGGCGTCTACGTCTCTGGTGTAGATACCCAACTCACGCATGGTTTGTAATTTGAGTGGCAATACTTCAATGTCTGGATTGTGTTTGTGGATACTGTACTTGCATACATCATATGCTAATTTTTCTCTAGTGTCGTATCCTACGTATATTCTCATTGCATTTTAATTATTGCTGGTGATATCCTGCATGAAAGTTTTCGCACACAGTTGTTTCAACATGGTGTCTGGGTCAGATACTTCGTATGGATCACTGTCGTCACTGAAATCATTACGTCCTGGCTCTTCGTTGAAGTGTGTTACCACACCATCGTCAACTATCATAGAATATCTCCATGACCTCATGCCAAAATTTTGCTTAGGTTTGTTGACCAACATGCCCATTGCTCTGGTAAAGTTGCCTGCTCCGTCCGGAATCATTTTAATCTTTTCTATATCCATGTAGTCACGCCATGCATTCATCACAAAAGAATCATTCACAGAAATACAGTAAACATCATCTACGTATTTTGTTATCTCTTCATGTGCGGCTTCGTATGCTGGCAACTGATATTCTGAACAAGTAGGCGTGAATGCTCCAGGCAGTGAAAACACAGCCACTTTTTTACCTTTGAATATGTCGTCCGTGTGCATGTCTGCCCAACCATATTCTCCTTCTTCGTTTTGTACCCTAACTCTAAAATTTACTACTGGTACTGTGATGCCTTCTTTCATTTTACTTTCTCCTTGTTACTGGTGCTCCCGGAGAGAATCGAACTCCCAACTAAGGTTTACAAAACCCTTGTTATACCGTTTAACTACAAGAGCCTACATCCACCAATTCTCACATGGGAATACTACCCAAAGTGGTTTGATTGCTTTATCTATTGTAACACCATGATAGTCTACTGTAAACACTTTGTTCTTGTTTTGCACTAATGCACATGTTTTGATTATTGCGTCTGGGTAGGCTTTGCTGATGTCTTCAACTATCTTGGCGAATGTGTCACCTTCGTCACAGATATCGTCTGTGATTAATATTCTTTTTTTGCCGTTCCTTATCTTCCAATGAGAAGGCAACTTCCAATCTGATTCCCAGTTTGGATGATCACGCAATGATCCCTTGAACGGGATGAATGGTGTGTCGTAGTAGTGACTGAACATGACGCCTATGGGTAGTCCACCTCTGCTCACGCCTATTATCACGTCAGGTAAAAACCCATCCTTGGTCATTTGACGTATGATGTCACTCTGTAGTTGCATTTGATCTTCGTGTGTGATTATGTATTTTTCGGTCATTTTACGTCTGCGTCCTCCATGCCTGCTACTCGCAGTTTTGTGATGTTAGTTATTTGCCATTGTTTTTGGTCAAGTCCCTTAAGGATGCCCAACCATTTGTTGCGTAGCAATGCCCATTCATTTACTATTGCCTCAAAGTCACAAACCTCATCTTCACCGTCCACGTATTTTTCTACGTCTCTGGAAGACAATGCTCGTTGATAATTTTCTAAATAAATCTTGTAGTGTTTGGTACGCAATCTGCGTAGTTCTCTGTTCAAATGATTCAGTACTGCTTCTATTTCTTGCAGTTGTCCAAAACGTTGTTCGACAATGCCAGGCAATGTAGAGGCCGCTTTTTCTAGTCTTCCATAGAGGGCAACTTCACGCCTAGCATTTTCAAGTTCTGTTTCGTAATGGTTTATTGCGGCAGGAATGTTTGCAATAGATTTGACTATGTCTGAAAACCAATTTTTACCAATCATCGTCCGGCTCATCTTCATCACCATCGACGTATTCTTCTAGTACTTCGTCTATGGCAGTTGATAATGGATCGTCGCCGACTTCTTCTTGGATGTCTCTGAGTGTTTGCTCTTCGACACCTTGTTCGATGAGAAAGTTGACGAATCTGACGGCCACTTCTGGTTTGTCTTTGGGGATCTTCTTTTCGAAAATATCCCAAAGTTCTGCAATAACAGGTGCCTCAACTGTGTCCAATCTATTCTCCTTCAGCCTCGTCGACAGTACTTACCTCATCTTCGACATTTTCGACTGGTGCGATGTTGCTGATTTCAGTCATGATCATTTCGAGTTTGGGTCCTGTCCATTGTTTGCGATAATCCAAATGTTCTTTGCCATCCTTGTCTACATATTTTAAACGATTGCCTTGTTTTGTCAACAGGCCTTTCTTTTCAAATAAGTCAACAAGTCCGCTGTATGGATTCATACCAGTTTCATATGGTATTTTAATTTGTACACCTTCGAATGGTTTTGCGTATCTAGTCTTCATTACCTTACATGCCGCTCTGATACCACGTACTTCTGATATCTTGTTACCATCTTCATCTTCTTTCAGTTTCAACTTCTTCATTGCAACTACGATAGATGATGCATAGATAAATCCTTGTCCACCTGATATCTTATCGTCTGGGTCAAACATGTCTTGTGATGCATAAGTGTGGTTGGTTGCTAACATGCCAATATTGTGTGCACCAATCATGTTCACAGTATTCCTAACCAAAGATGTCAGTGCTTTGGGTTTTCTACCTAAGTCACCTTTCATGTCACCTTTGTCAAACTGATCAACATCAGTTGGTGTCAACAACATACCCAAAGAGTCAACTACAAACAACACTTTAGGTTTGTCTGCTGTTTCATCTGAGTAATCTGCTTTGTACTGTTTCATGAATGTTGATATTGTTTTAGCAACATCGTCGATCATGCTTAAACTTAATCTTAAAAGTTTGTCTGGAGATGTGTCTACGTTAAGTGCTTGTAGCCACTTTTCGTCCAGTGCATTCTCTGAATCGATCAATACAACAAATATTCCTTGCTCTTGAGCATGTCTTACTACATTGCCTGATGCTATGAATGATTTGCCGGATCCGGATTCACCTGCAAGTACTGTCACTTTTCCAAGTGGGATACCTTTGTAAAAATCACCTGATATCAAATAGTTCAACGCATAGTTGCCTGTTGAAATCCAGTCTGTGGGATCGTTGAAACCGATCCCAAGACCTTCTATTGATTTGGTGATATCTTTTCTAAATTTAGATATGTCAAATGGTTTTACCATATATCACCTTTCCTTATTTTTGTCTAGCACGAATCATTGCCAGTATTTCTTCTGCTTTGTTGTCTGTTGCCGCAGGAGTCGTTACTGGTGCTGGTTCTGGTGTAGTTGTTGCTACTGGTTCTGGCGTTGGTGCCGGAGCAGTTTCAGTCTGTGGTGCTACTGGTGCCACTGTCGCCTCCATTGCTGGTGCTGGCTGTGGTGCCACTGTCGCATTCACTGGATCACCTGTTCTCTGAGCCATGCCAGCGGGTCTAAAGTATTGACTCCACTTGTCTGGATCATATGGTTGGCCATCTACTGATGCTTCAAACATTTCTTTCATCACTTTCTGTTCAACTTCCGATGGTTTCTTTGGAAGGAAATCACTCAAGTTGTGCAGACCGTGTGTGTCGATTGCCTGTTTTTGCTCTGCTGTAATCGACGATTCTTTTCTACTCCACTTTGAAGTTGAATAATCTGCGTAACCACCTTTAGAAGATTTGTTGATTCTAAAGTCTACACCCGCATCATAATCAGTTGGCAAGTTTTCCATTTCTGGATCTAACAATGCACCTCTGATGATGTTGAAGATCTGTGGTCCAATAATGAAACGTCTAATTGGATTTTCTGGTGTGGTATCTTCTTGCAATGGTGATTCATTCACAAAACCTTGGAAAATATAAGAACGTTTCTTCCAATATTTTCTCCCCATGTCTTCCAGTGACTTGTCTTTGAACCATTGTCTTACTTCTGCAAGTATTTGACATGGATCTCCCCACATCTCCATACATGGTACTTGTACTTGTACAGATCCTGTGGATTCACCTTTCACTG